CTTCCGGTGCACCCTGGTCCCCGATGTCACCGGCGTACTCGTCCATCTCTTCCAGCAGCACATATCGCATGGTCGACGACTTGAGGCCACCCGGCCGGTTAGCGCCGATGATCTGCATGAAGCCGCCGGGATACTTTTTGCGCCGCTTGGTGTTGTCAGCACCCTTGATGTTGGGATCGCGAACACGCTTGCGCAACTCAGCGGTCGATTCACGCATCGGCTCAAAGCGGGACAACTCCCACTTCTCGCCATCCTCCAGTGTGGCGAACACAGCAAGGATGTTGCCGGCAGCGCTGGTGATACTGTGACCGATGAAGTTCTCGCCCAATGCCGAGCCGCCCAGTTGGTGGCCTTTCATCAGGTACGTCTCTTTGAACATGCTCCCAGGGGACAGCGTGTCCATGATGCCGACCAGATACGGCGTGCGGCTATTTCGCCATGCGCCTGGCTCCGGGCTGTCAGGCGGCAGAATCCGGTACTGCTCTGCCCAGTCTGCGATCGGTAGACGCACGTCCGGCTTGATCGCTTCGCTGATCGAGCGGATGAATTCGTCTACTGCACCCATTTACTCTTCCTGTTCCTTCAGCAGCTTGCCGATGTCGATGCTGGCGAGCGCACTGGACAGCTCGCGCTCCAGCAACTGCTCACACAGCAGCGGATCGCTGGTTGCTGCTAGCTGGTCCTTGATGCGCGGCGCCACATTCAACATTACGTCGCGCAATGCGCGGAAAGATGTGTACGCGATACGCTTGGCGTCCTCGACATTGATCAGCGTGCCGACCAACTGCTCGTACTCAAGTTGTTGCTTGAGTGCCTGATACCGCTCGCGCGTGGATCGGTGCTCGCGGTACTCGCTCGCGACGCGATCGGCGCCTTTTAGCGCCTCCGCCTCGATGTCCTCGTCCTGCTCGATGCCGCACTCCGTGTCGTCAGCGGCAGGATCCAGTTCCATTTGCTTTTGTTGCGTCAGCAGTGCTGTTGACCGTGGCGCGTTGTCCAGGACATTCATCGCGATGCGCGACTGGTCGGTGTTTAATTCCCACGCCTTATCAGCGATTTCCGAATCGATTTTCTTGTCTTCCGTCACGCTGATGCGACCGGCATTGATCGCCTTCTGCACAGCGCCGAGTGAAACACGACGATGACGTGCGTATTCGCGGTATCCCATCAACATAATGACTACCCAAGTGACTACGGTAATGACTACCGGTGTGACTACCCTTTAATAAACCTGAAACGACGCGCAAAACGCGGCGCGAATTACCCACGCGGCCAAAGTGCCAGGGAGGACCCGCGAAATTTCAACGACGCGTCGACAGCGCTTGCTGCAGCGCCGCTTCGAAGTTCTTGCCAAACGTCTTAGCAACCGCGCGCTGCCCGATCTCCTGAAACGGATACCGTTTTTTGTAAGCGACTTTATCGGCATATGCGGCGACGAGTTGGGTCACCTTGCCCTTGCGCTGGTAGATTCCAGGCACACCATTTATGGTGCCGCTGAAGTAACCCTGCTTTGCCAGTAACCGCTTTATCGCGCCGCGCGGCATGTTGCCGTATTTGTTTAATCGCAGCTTTTGCGGAACGATCAGCGCCCGCTTGTCCGGTGTTCGCACGCCGCCATCGAACTGATAGCGCAGATACTTCCATTGGTCCGGCTTCACGTACACGACTGCTTTATGCGACCGCTTTGTTGCCGGCCGCACGCCAAATGCGCGTAGGGTAAAAGGCGTCGGCTTGTCTAGCTGTCTGGGCAAGGCTGCGACCAGTTGCGCCTGCGTGTCCTTTGCCGTCGCCGTCAATGCCTTAGCGATCGCAAACGGCATTTGTGTTTTCAAAACATCGGAGAGCGACTTATTTACCGCGTCGATATTGGTCCTAACCGACACTGAAAGCATGGCATCACCAGAACGAACGAATAAAAAAGCCACCATGCCGCGAGACATGATGGCGAAGCACCCTCGGGTAAAGGGAGGAGACCTGAGAGCAGCAGCAATGGGGTGCAGACGTCTGCACAGTGTTGGTGTGGGGCATCTGGCCGCCCCACTTAGCCTGCTTGCGCATCCCGGTATGAGCAATGCAAAAAGCCCCGGCAAATTGCTTTGCGAGGGCTTTGGACGTAATTGCTTCGAGAATGGCGAAAATATATCTCTGCTGTAACAATACCGTCAAGCACTTTTTTGCAGAGGCGCAACAATGCCTTGTTCAGCGAATGGCGGATGCAGCCTGCAAAGCACCTGAGTTTCAATGCGACGGAGATGATCCTTGATCAATGGGAAGGCCCGCGCATACAGCATGTGGTTAGATCCGAACGAGGCAGCGAGGTCGCGAAAGCTGATGGATGATCGCTTGTGGTTACAGAACGCCTTCGCCAGCAAACAATCCATCGCCATTGTTCCGATCGCAGGGAATGAATCCGACAGCCAGGACGATAAGTTCTGGATGGCTTCGATGCGCTGCGACGCGAGTGGCAATGCCGAGTGATGTCCGAATCCTTCGAGCTTCTTCTCGGCATCGACGAGCGCCAATAACGCTTGCCGCAACTGGCGCTCCGCCCGTGCGACATCGCGCTCGGCCTGTGCCACGCCTTGCTTCTCCTTGCGACACTGAGCGAGGTTGTCGATCATGGCCTGGTGGTACTCGCCTTGCCCCTTCCATCGATTGCCTAGCTCCTCAACATACTGGCGTGCCTCACGGTGCCGTTCCGCCGCCGATGTCCCCAAGCGTGCCATCTGCCCATACTTCGCATGCACGAACCATTTTTCTACATCCGGAAGCCTCGACTGCACGGCGGAGACGATCAGCGCGCACTGCGCCCTAACCTCTACGCCGGTCATGCCGCTGAAATTCACTGTGCCAGTTTTCTCCGCGCCGATCCCGCGCAACTGATCAAGCCATTGCGCCTGATTCTCCGTCAGATCGTCGGCGTACTCCATCATCTGTACGAGCGCTTTACGCAGCGGCGCATCCTGCTGCGCATCGGTCGACATGATCAGAAACGCGACGTGCAATGCTTGACCGACATTCTCGAACATCGCAGGCTGGCTTTTGGTGGTGGTCATTGATAATCGTCCCTGTTAATCATGGTTGCCAAGTACATCTCCTCATCGGTTGCGGAGAGATAAATTTCTGCCGCCTGGATGGCGGTCTTGATGTTTGTCCGTTCAGCGTCCAACCAAGCGGCCTCACTGTCGCCCGAGGGCTTCAGCAGCGGCGCCAGCGAAAGGCCACGCGATCGAGCGACGCACCGTGCGACGAATATCCAGTCGCTTTCGATCGCGTATGCGCTGCCGCCCTTTCCCTGCCGCACGGACCACTTGCAGCGAAGGTCTGGCGTTCCGAATCGCTGACCTTTTTCGGCCGCGAAAAAATACCCGGCCTCGCCAGCCATCGATGCACGGATCGCGGGGTTGACCTCTTTTGCGCCAAAGGCGGCGCGAAAGACATCAATCGCTTTCGCGGTTTCTGGCATCACTTCTCGCAAATCTTTCTTTTCCATCAACTGTCCTTACTGTTCACTAACTATCAACACGGCTTAAGCCTTATTTGGTGCGGCTTTGTGGATAGTTGTTAGGGTTGAGGAGTTAAAAATCAAAGTCGCTATAAAAAATCACACTGGGACAGCATTGCATCGCAAGCACTCGCGCGCGCGCACGCACACATGGGGTGAAATTGAACCCCTCAACTATCCCAACCGTTCACAAAGCCGCATGTGCATTACGTTTGCGCGTGTTGACGGTTTGCCGGATGTGGATAGTTCAACCGTTAACATCGCCATGAACATCGGACTCCAGATCGGTTGGCTGATCGTGCACATGCCTGTACCGGCGAAGCTCTTTCTCAAACAACTGAGAGGCAGCACCTACCCACTCATTGATCGTTACGCCTTCCGGCAGCGCGCCGACCTTGTAGACCGTGCGCTGCTTCGCGACCTCGCCAAGCTCGTACTTCACCGTCGCGCGCTGAACCTCGCCGCGCCCGATCCGGTCGATCGTTCGTCCAAAAAAAGTTTGCGTCGCAGGAAATTTTTCGCCGTTCAAATGACTCCAGCGCTGATATCCGAGATACAACTGCTGGGCGGAACAGCACATAAACGGAAGGGGAAGGAAACCTCTCGACCACTCGCGGTAGAACTTCTCCGGGGTGGAGAGGCCCAGATTGATCAGATCGTGCTTTGCCTTCGTCATCAGCGGCTTTGTGTGCTCCGTGAAGTCGCCGAGATCGAGCTGCAGCAGAAACGCATAGAACGCCTCAGCGCCGCCGTTTTCAATCTGCTCGAAGGTTTCCTTGTAAAACGACGCCGGCTTGTTTGGCGGCGTCCACAGCACCATGTAGCGGCGATCCGTCTTGTCCAGGGCCAGCGGCTGCAGCTCGTTCGACAGGAAGACGAAATTCATGTGATTCGCCTCGGTTCGCTCCGTCATGTTCTTCGGGTTGATGTTGATCGTCTCCCCTGTGATCATCTGTTTGAGACGGCCCTTTAGCTGGCGCAGCTCGTTACGTGTCACCACTTCGTCGGCGACAAAAAACAGCTTCTTCGAGGCCCATTCATTGAACTGCGACTCGATCTGCGCGTTGCCGATCACGCCACCGTATTCGCCGTAGATCCGCTTGATCACGTTTTCCCAGAACAGATTTTTACCGGAGCCTTCGTCACCGTGAATGATCACGGAGGTGCGCATCTTGGCGCCCTTGTTCTGTAGCGGGTATGCGATCCACTTCAGCACCCAGTCAAGCCATTCTTCGTTGTCGCTGCAGAGGTGCGAAATCAGTTCCAGGATGAGGTTGCACTCACCCTGCTTGGGCTGCATGGTGATGCCGTGGTAAAGGTTCACGGACGTGTCCGGATCGCAGCTCAAGGTCGGGTCAAAGACGACCTGATCCTTATTCACCATGCGCCGGCTTTCATTGTTCAGCCAAAATTTCACCGGATCGGAGCCGTGCGCTAGACGCATATGACCGATCTTCAGAATCATGCGTTTCTGCTGATCCCATACATCGTCCGTGCCATAGATCAGCACGAAGTTTTCAAGCAGGTAGTCAACCTTGTCCCAGAATGAAGGTGGATAAACTTTCTTCGGCGGCTTCTTACCGCCCGCCCCGGCCCCGGCGCCATCAGCGGGAGGGCTGGCTGCTTGTTCCGCACCACCCTTTACCAGCGAGAGTTTTGGCTTTGCGTCCTGTCCATCGACTGGATGCTCTGGCGCCGGCGGCGGATCGTCGCCCTGGCCGGCTACGACCACCTGATGTGCGGCGCCAACCTCGATCAATGACGGCGCAGCGATGTCCGAACCGGAGGCTGCTTGTTCAGCGGCCGGAACCATGTCCTCGCCACGCGCAGCGCCCATCAGCGACTCGATTGCAGCGAAAAGCTGCATGCGCACCGCGAGCGGCGATTCCTGCAAATGCAGGTCGCTGTAGTCGGTCCATTTATTGAAGCCACGGTCCGCAAATACCGGGAACGTCACAGCGGCGTTGCCGACCTCTTTGGCAGCGGCAGCGGCTTTCGCACGGCCAGCGTTCTCCAGTCGATATGTCTGCATGACGCGGGAGGTACGCACATCCGCTTCGATATAGTCGACGCCACAGCCATCCTTGCGCCACCATGCCGTCACGCGCACGTCGTCGCCCGCCGCTGACTTCAGCACATGCTCCATGCCGTTAATGGCAATAGATGACTCCGACGCAACCGCGAGAACAAGGCGGTCGCGCAGCCCCTTGTCCAGCTCGTCATCGTCAATGAAATCCGCCTCAACCAATGGCCACGGCGTGCCGTCGATGACGAGCGTCGAAGCAATCCCGAAGTCCTTTACCAGGCGCTTCGCCAGACGCTTGCAGAGCAGCCAATCGTCGTCTGCCGCAAACAGGAAAGGCAAGGCCGGGAAGTCAGCGCGCAGGCGCTTCGCCACCTCCATGATGTTGCCGGCGTCGACCGTGACCATCACCGGAAACGCTTCTTCGATATCCATGCGGATCGTCCGCGCCGTCGCATAGCCCTCGCCAAAAATGACGAGTTGCGTTTCCGCGTTGATCGCGCCGAGCAAGCAGGCCGAGCCGACCTTGTCCATGCCCTTGTTGAATCGCTTGCCACCATCGGGCGCTATCTTCTGCAGACCGATCAGCCTGGTGCCGTCGGCAATCGAATATTTCTTCAGCGGGACCAGCAGGTTGCCGTCCGCATCAATGCGGCATCTTTCCGGCGTGATCTGTTTGCGCACCAGGTACGGCGACACGCCATCCTCGCCAGCAGCTTCCCACTGACCTTTTGCCCGGTTGGCCGCCAGTTCGGCTCGTTTCCGCCGGTCAGCCTCTTCTTTCGCTGCGGCTTCTTCCATGCGCTTGCGCACGTCGGCGATGTCTTCCTTACTCACTTCGTCATCACCGAGCGTTACGCCAACAGCACCGTTGTCGTCGCCGCGCCAACGGCCGTATGCACCGTACACGATGGTCTGACCGTCGCGCTGGCCCTTCTCGGTGAGCTTGTACCAGGCTTTCTTTTGTGGACCGTAGCGATGTTCTTTGCCATCCGTCTTTGGATGGCCGGCCGGCATGGGAGGCATCCCTGCCGCAGACATTTCAGCAAGGACGTTATCTAATAAAGCCATACGCCTACTTGCTGAAAATTTTGAACGTCAACGCAAGCAATTCCTGCGTCGTTTTACTGATCTCGGCGCCGACGCTTCTCAGCCGCTCGGCCTCCGCGCTGCTGATCACGTTGTCCTTCGTCGCATCGTTGAATTCCATCGACAGCCGGCCGATCTCGCCATGCAGCTCGTTGAATTTGGTGAGCAACTCTTGATTCCCCAAGTCGTCGCCGTCTGGCAGTTTCACGAAGGTGCCGCCGCTCTGCTCGCACACCCAATCGACGACCATCGTATTGCCCGCCAAATATTGCAATGCCAAGGTGTCGCGCAGGGACAGTTGCTGCCCTTTCTTCTCATAGACACGGTTTTCAAGCGCTGAGAGCGTCATGCCAATATGCGCCGCTGCCACTGTCCATCCGCCGCGTATGCCAGCGATCGTCCCCTGCATCAATTCTCTGTAATTCACCGAGCCACTCCCTTTTCCGTGGTGTTTTCGCAATGTTTCTTTTTGTACATTTGCGCCATGAAAGCCAAAACAATCAAAAGGCACTCCCTGCCGTCGCCAACAGAACAATGGGCAAGCTGCCTACTGTTCGGACGCTCTGTCAGAGCCGTTAATCGGCAGCCACGTGAGCACGGCGGTCCTCGTGAGAACGCCGATCCTCGTCACTGCGACGATCGGCCCCGCTCCTCCGGTCGTCGTCGTTGACATGCGTGGATTCGTCCGCAGGCGACTTCGATTCACGACACTGCGCCTCGTAAAGCGCGACGATTTTTTGATAGGTTCGGCCCTTGCAATCCGGCTGACCTTTCAGGATTCGATTTACCGTGGCCTGTGACGTACCGATTTCACGCGCCGCATCCGTTTGCGACCACGAATTCGCTGCGACCAAGGCGCTGAGCATTTGAGTAAGAGAGGTATTCATGACCACGGACTATACACGAATGGATAGGTGGGTCAATACATGAACGGATTGAATTTTGACCCTGGTTATACGCCTATGTATAGTCGGCGCATGAAAAGCACCTCGACCATCAGCGCTCGCCTGGACCAGGCGATGCAAGATGCCAAGATCAAATCGCAGAGCGAACTTCAGCGCCGCTCTGGTGTGCCGCAGGCCACGATCAGTCGAATTCTGAAGGGCGGGGGTGCTAAGGGCCCAGAAACGGATACCCTCAAGAAGCTAGCGGACGCTTGCAACGTATCGTTCGATTGGCTGCTGAGCGGCCGCGCCAGTACAAGTCACCAGCGACCGATATTGGTTGCGGCGCCAGCAGAGAATGAACAGGCGTCTCCCGATGAGATATTGCAGCTAATACGCGATTTTGCAGACTCAACGCCGAAGGATCGACAACTGGCGCTGAAAACTGTCGCGTCAGCCGCAGCTCGCAATAGACGCGCGAACATCCGGCAGACCGCAGGCAACAAGGACCAATGACGGCCTTTTAAAACGGCCCTCAGTTATGCTTCGCGCAGCATCCAAGAGATAGATCCGCTCATCGGCGTCCATCAAGTCAAATAGCGTCGAAAGTTCTTCTTTTTCCTTGTTTTGCATCAGTGTCTCCGTGAGTAACATGTAAAAACTACACGGCGATGCCTTGCATTCGGATTCCCAAAATCCCGAACCGGCAAGTATTAGACTCTATGTCCCTCTTGTGACCCCATAAATATGGGACTTTTTGTGAAAGATCGTTAAGCCAATACGTTTGTGGTTAATTATCCATTCGCGTATTGACATACCTATCCATTCGCGTATATCTTCCGTTTCCACGCAACAGCAAGTTGCGATTCCAGGGAGCGGATATGCAACAGGTCATCAGCAACATCTTTCGCACACAAGCACTCTCCGTGCAATCGGACGTCACCACCACGCACGGACCAATCGTGCTGCTCAGTCAAATCAGCAGTTCGATGAGCTTCACCTTCACGATGTCGCCGAGCCAGGCGCGAGAGGCGGCGGGGCTTCTGGTAATGACTGCTCTTGCAGCAGAGCTGGAAGCAGATCGGCGCTTTAAAGCAGGCGCGGACGCCGTCGATGCCGCCGTACAGACGTCTGCACTCCTTCGGCCGCAGGCGAACTGACATGCGAGCCTTCAACGTCACTGTGCGCACCGCCGACACCACGGTCCACTACACCGCACTCGCCCATTCCAGCGCCGAGGCCGCTTGCGACGCCGCCGACCACTTCGGCATCTGCGCGATCACGGTCACCAGCAAGGAGTCCACGCGATGAGGCGCCTACGCGAATTTTTCGCGCGTCTGCGATGCGGCCTACGCGGCCATCAATACGACACGCCAGTCTTCATGACTGACTGCTTCTACTTCTGCTCCTGCTGCGGTCGGGAGATGTTCAACCGCCGCTTTGAAGACCTGCGCCCTCTGTCCGACGAACAGCGACAAATGCTGGACCAGATTTTCATGGAGGAGCGCCCATGATCATCAACAACGATCTGTTTTCCAGCGCCGGCAAAGTTCGCGTTCGCGCCTCTACCCTGGACCCCTTTGCTGGGCTGGGGGGCGAGGGGTACGTAAAGGCACGACGATTCGACGTAGCCATGCCGGATCACGTTGCGGCCGCTGCGCGCATCAAAAGCGACGCGCTGGCCAACCTGCTGGATGCCATCAACAGCGGCCGCCTGGCGCCGGCAGGGCATGCCGTGCCGAAAGCTGGGGGGCAGGGGCTGCGCCTCGTTAAAGGCAAGAAAAAATCAGGCGCTACGCGCAAGACGGTGCAAGCATGAGCGCCCTCTTTCGTAGTGTCTACGTCGACGGCAAGCTGGTCGAACGGGAAGAAATGTCTAGCGCCCTTCGTGCGCCAGCTGACCGGGCAAGCCCGGCCAGTAACGCTGTAAAGCCTCTGCCTCACAAAGGCAAGGTCTTCGCTGCACCGGCTAACGACACCTTGCCCAGGAGATTCAATTTTCTCGATCGTCGGCAGAAAGGCGGTGCTCTATGAGCGCAGTCGCCTCCTCGCTGCCGCAACACCGCATGGCCATCCATGAGCTGTCGGCGCGCATCGCTGCCATCAACGGCCGCGTCACGGATCCCGAATTGCAATTGCCGGAAATCCCCGTACCGCCAACCGAGGATCTTGAGGCCGTCATCAAGGAGATGACAGCCAACGGGTACACGGTCGGCGAACCTGTGCGGCACTTCCCTTCTCGCAAGCGCCCCTACACCGAATGGCATATCCAGGTGGCGAACGCTGAGTACTGCGCCGTCCTCGCGTTCTTCGTCGAGGAGAAAGCATGCTGACTCTCAATTCATGCCTTCAAATCTGGATCGCGGTCACCGGCGTCGCGTCCTGCTGGCTGATATCCAGCTCGGATCGGCGCCTGGCGCACGTCGGCTTCGCTATTGGCCTGGCTGGCCAGCCGGCATGGCTTTTCACCAGCGCTAGCAGCTCTCAGTGGGGCCAGTTCCTGCTGACGCTCGTTTTCACGGCCAGCTATCTCCGCGGCCTTTTTCCTTCCCACTACCAATCCCTCGTAAGGATTTTCCGCAAATGAGCCATCCATCACGCCGACGGGCGGGCAAGCGGTACGTGCCACGCCCTATCAATCCGAACGGCGGCCTCGGCATCATCGCCGCCTTCAATGTCGCAATCGAAGACAACCAGCCGCTAGATCCGCATGCCATGACCGACCTGGGCATCGCGTATTGGGCATCGTTCCACGTTCTGCTGCACGGCCGCTCACTGGAAGAGAACTGGTGCACCTTGGTGTGCGCGCTTAACGTCGCGCTGGTTCTCGCGGAGCGCGGTCACGGCAAGGAATTCGAGCCGTACATCATCACTGCGCTCGATGGCGCCTTCCGCTGCAAGATGCGCGCCGATCGTCTCCATGTATGGCGCCTCGATGGTGCCGCAATCACAGCGATCCGTGAGGCGCTTGAGGTTCACGACGAACAGGTCCAGCTGGCCACCAAGGAAGACTTGCGACTGGCCCTGCAGGAAGTGCGCGACCGCATCAACGGCGG